ACGGAGAAGAAGATGCTCAACCTCATTCAGAAGTCCGCCGCCAACCAGCTCGCTGACCGGCTCATGTCCCTGTCCCAGCACCCCCAGAACGGCAACCACTTCGGCATGTCGATCCAGCTCCAGGAGACCAGCCGCGAGATCCGGCATTTGGCCTGGGTCGATAACGACGCCGACCGGGAAACGCTCGCGGCGTCGATGTACGGCCTGCTCCACAACCTCGCCATCAACAACCTGGACGAGCTGGCCGAGCGTGTGATCATGGCCATCCACATCCTGTTCGGGCACCTCCCCACCCGCGACCAGGCCATCCTGCTCGCCGTTCGTTCGCTGCGGGTCGGAATCTTCTGCCGCGGCTTCAAGTCCGTCCCCGCCATCTACTGACACCCCCCACCCAACCGAGAACGGGTATTTGTTTTTCGCAAATACCCGGCCAAGGAGTCCTATGTACCTGATCGTCAAGGGCATCATCGACACCGCCTTCAACCTCTTCCTGGTCGTCGTCTACAGCCTCCTGATCGGTGCTGTGGTCGCGGGCCTGGTCACCAACCTCAACATGACGGCCGGCCCCATGTTCGCGTTCGTCTGGGCCGGTGTGCGGATCGGGGTGTGGCTCTGCCTCCAGGCACTCCTGCTGTGGCTGCTCGTGGAGGGCCTGAAAACCAGCTGTCGCGCCCTGTACACGCGCTTCAAGGCGGCATGATGGGCACCCCCGATGTGTCGATTCTCGTGGCGTTCCTGGTGGCCGGTGAGCAGCTGGAGGAGATCGCGCTGGCCCAGGGCTGGGATGAGGCCGAGACACGCGCTCTGTCCCTGCTGCCGGGCGTCTCCGCGTTGGTTGAGGAGGCCAGGGAGAGCAGCCGGCTCCGCGCCCGCCTGAAGATCGAGAAGCTGATGGACGCGGCTGTGACCACCCTGGAGGCTGTGATGAGCGATCCGGAGAGCAGCGCATCTTCCAAGGTCGCGGCCTGCCGGGAGATTCTGTCTCGCGGCGGCATATCGGAACCCATCCCCCCAGCATCACCGCTGGCTTCCCGCACCGATGACGAGCTGCTGGCCCTGATCGAGAAGGTGACCGGCCCGAGGGCTGCGTGATGGACAACACCCCCAACACCCTGCCGTGGACGTGGGACAGGTCGGGCCGTGAACCGCGTCTCGTCCTCATCGACCAAGACCAGGTGCATCGGGCCACGATGGTAACCACGATGGATCTGGCCGGGCTGCTGTTCTATTGCGTGGTTCTGCCTCATGTCCACGAGCCTCTGGTTCTGACGACGAAGAGCAGATCGCCCACGCTGGCCATGCAGGAGGCCGAAACCATGCTTCTGGACGCGGGGGTTGAGATATAAGGAGGGTATGCCCGTGTACTCCAGAGACGACCTGCTGGCAGCCGCAGAAGCAGCTACCGTCCTCCTCTACCGCCGCGCCCTGCACCCGATGAGGTACGCGACGTTGTGGGATCGGGCACTCCCACGAACCAGCCAACGCCGAACCGTCAGGGAGATCCTGGCGAAGAAGCCTCTGGTCTCTCTGATCAGCGGCGGAAACCGGGCGGGAAAGACCGAGGTAGGTGCTCAGCTCGCCGTAGCCTTCGCCTGTGGACGAGACAACCCGGACATCCAGGCATGGGCGGCCGACAACGGGCTGGACATCAGCGGAATACCTCGGGCACCAGGTCGGGTGTGGTCTGCGGCGCTCACCTTCGCGGACAGCCGGCGGTACATCCGGGAGAAGCTTATAAAATACCTGCCGACAGGCACCAGGTTCCGCAACTGGGGCGCGGACAACGAAGCCGAAGCCTACCTCCCCGGTGGCGGCGTGATCGTCTGCAAGAGCTGGGATCAGGGTCGTGGGGCCTTCCAAGGAGATTCTATCCGGCTGCTCTGGGCCGACGAAGAGCCACCCGACAACGCGGCGTGGAACGAAGGCATGATGCGGGTGGCCGACCAGACCGGCTGCGGCATCATCACGTTTACGCCAGGCTTGAAGGGTCTGACGTGGGTTTGGGATAGGTACGTCAAGGAAGTACGCCCGGAAGTCCTCGTAAGGGAGATTTGGGGTGAGGATAACCCTTTCGTCAACGCAGAACACCTGGCCCTGATCCTGTCCTCGGTGAGCGCAGCGGAGCGGGCAGCCCGAGCCAGGGGCCAGTGGCAGCAGGCCGAGGGTGCGGTGTTCGACATCTTCCGCCGGGATCTGCACGTCGTCCCTGCCTTCGTGCCACCGGATGAGTGGGCGCGGGCCGGTGGCTACGACTTCGGGTTCCGCGATCCGTGGGTGCAGATGCTTGGCGCGTTGGATCCAACAGGAGACGGCACTTTACATATCTTCAGTGAGTTGTACCAGCGGGGCCTGACTACAACCAGGGCAATCCCTTTGTGTAAGGAGAGGATGCTTGCCGGTGGCGGCTCTGATTACGACGCCGTGGCGGACAGCTCCGGGGCAGACTCCAGGCAGACGATGGCCGAGGGAGACATCGCAACACGCCCAAGCAAGAAAGGTGAAGGATCCATCGTGAAGGGTCTTGGCCAGATTTACGACCTTCTATCCTACACAAGCGACCGGCCGCCGCGCCTGCTCATTCACGACTGCTGTGTAAACCTTATCCGCGAGATCGAAAATCTGGCCTGGAAGGGCGGGGGCAAGCAGCAGACCGTGTGCCGGCGCGGGCAGGTTCCCGGCGACAACGGGGATCACGCCATCGACGCTGTTCGGTACCTGCTGCAAGCGTACCCTGACCTGGTGTGTGGTTATAGGGGTGAAGAGGTCTAACCATGTGGCTGACGATCAAGCGGGCCTTCGGATACGCCCCCAAAACCACGGAGCCTGTGACACCGCCCGCAGTCGGAGCCGTCTCGGGTGTCCCGGCGTACCCGTCATTCTCCGCGCACACGAGCATGGCAGCGTTCGCCGTGTTCCCGTGGGTTCGGGCCTGTACAGACTGCATCTCGCAAGACCTGGCGGGCCTGCCCATCCACATCTATTCGGGGCAGGGGGCGTCCAGGAAGCGCGTATTTGATGTGTTTCTCTCTGGGCTTCTGGCGCGGCCGACCTCCCACCAGAGCGGGCAGGAGTGGCGACAGACCCTCGTGACCCACCTGCTGCTGTCGGGGAACGCCTACATCCTGAAGGTGGGGTTGGATCGGATGCCGCCCTCGTCCCTGGTCATCCTGCACCCCGAGCGCGTTCTGGTCATCCCTGGGAGGTACGGTGAGCCGGTGAGCTACGAGTTCACCTGTCAGGACGGCACCCGGATCTCCTACGCACCAGACAAGGTGATTCACATCCGGCTGGCAGCGTGGGAGCCTGGTGCCCAGGGGTTGCTCGGTGAGGGGCTGATTCGTGCCCTTTCCGTCGATCTGTCAGCAGAGGCCGCAACGTCGAAGCTGACGGCGCGCACAGCCTCCACAGGCCGGCCTTCCGCCATCTTCGCCCCCACGGCAGACAGCTCCTTCACGGCAGTACAGCAGAAGGCCATCGCGGACAGCTACGACAAGCTGGTGACCGAGGGCCGGAACGCCTGTGTGCTGCCTGGAGCCATGACCGTGACCTTCCCGAACCTGACTCCGCGCGACATGGAGTTCTCGTCCCAGCGCACGATGACCAGGGACGCTGTTCTGGCGGCGTTCGGTGTGCCCCCCTCCCGTGTGGGCCTCCCGACAGCCAACTACGCCACGGCCCAGCAGCAGAGCCTGATCTACTGGACGCACCTGCAATCCCTGTCCCGGCTCCTGGACGCGGCCTACACCCAGATCGCCAGCCACTTCAACATGGACTACGACGTGGCGCACGACTACGCAGGGGTGGCGGCGCTCCAGGAGGCTCGTTCTGCCCAGCTGGCGAGGGTGAAGGCGTGGGTCGATCTGGGCGCAGACCCGGCTGTGGCTGCCGCCTACGAGGGGCTGGCAGATGGCCCGCTGACCAAGACCGGGGTGCGGTTATAAGCCGGTGAGGGGTGTCCACATGGCGATGGTCTGCAAGCGGGGTGTCGGCAAGGCTTCCAAGGAGCCTACCATGGAGCGCGCCTGGTTCATCGCGTCCACCTCGGGCGTGGATCGGTACGGCGATGTTGTGGATCAGACCACCTGGCTGCTGGACGAGTACAAGACCAACCCCGTGATCCAGGTCGATCACGACTGGCGCGTGGAGAAGAACGTCGGCCGGGCAGCCTCTGTCGGTGTCGAGAACGGTCATCTGGTCGTGGAGATCGAGTGGGGTACCACCCCGTTCGCACAGGAGATCGCCAAGAAGGTCATGGATGGGCATCTCGGGGCCGTGAGTGTGGGTATGCGCTCGGCAACGGTGACGTATCGAGACGCCCTGCCCAAAGACCACCAGTATTACGGGCAGCGGGGGTATCTCTACAAGGACAACAGCCTGGTTGAGATTTCCGTGGTCGTCGTCCCAGCCAACGCGGAGGCCATCCTGATCCGTCGCGCCCTGGACGAGTCCGCGCCCGACCTGGCGGACAGCGAGTACAGCCAACCCCCTATCGGGTACGCGAACACACTCCAGGCCGACTACCCCGAGATTTGGGCCTCTGGTGGGGAGATTCGCGGTAATGAAGCGTTCGACCTCTGGCGCAGGTTCCGCAACGGAGACCGGGACGAGGACGTGCTGGCCTGGGTCGGTGAACGCGAAGCCTGGGCAGCGCGGCACTTCGGAGACGGTGATGTTTTTGTAGGAGATTCTGCGGAAGCACCGACACTTTCCAACATCGGCGGCGTGGTTGCGTGGCTGAAGTGGGGTGTGGTTGGTCAGCTTGGGTGGCCGAAGATGCGCGACCTGCTGGACACGCTGAAGGAGCTGGAGGACGAGGATCAGAAAAAGTCCGCTACCCCAGAGACCCCGGTTACAGAGCATACAGACGGGCTGTGTCCGTTCCTTCGCGGGCTGCTCATGGCCCCTGACCCGTTCGCTCACCTCTACTTCAAGGGAGAATGACATGCCTGGCGAGATCACCAACGCAGCCGAGTTCCAGACGTTCGTGGGGGAGAGCAAGGCCACGCTCGCCGGCCTCGCGGGCAAGGCGGACGCCCAGGAGCGCGCCATCACCGACCTGTCGCGCAAGTTCCAGGCCCTCGTGGAGTGCGGAGAGCCGAAGGCCAGCGAGAAGCAGCCGGACGGAACCGACGTGACCCGCTTCGTGAAGCCCGACGGCACGCTCCAGCTGAAGAGCGAGCGCACCTCGGTCAACTTCGCCGGTCGTTCGATGTCCACCGTCAACAAGGGCATCTTCGACAGCGCCCCCGCCGATGAGTGGCACGCCGACCTCCTGCGTCTCACCTCCGCGCGCCACGTCTACCGCACGCTGAAGGGTGTGAACGACTCCCCGGTGCTGGACGCCCGCATCATGGAACACTCCGCGAAGGCCCCCGCCAAGCTGCGTGACGCCATCGAGCGCGCCATCAGCAACACCGCAGGGACGGGCGCGGAGTGGGTGCCCAACGCCTACAGCTCCACGCTCTACGAGGAGTATTTCGCCCCCGCCGGTATCGCCGGGCTGTTTGAGGTGGTGGATGTGCCGGCCTCCGGTTCGCTCATCATCCCCGGCATCACGGACAACATCCGGCCCTACCTGAAGGGCAAGGTCACCTCGGACAACCCGGCGGCCTACACCGGCTCCACCCCGGTCTCCAGCTCCACGACCATCACCCCCGCCGGTTCCGCCGTGCTGGTGCGTGTGGACGAGAGCGCGGCCGAGGACAGCATCTTCGCCATGCTCCCGGAGATTTCCCGTCGGGCCGGTCGCGGCATCGGGGACGGCTACGAGGACGGCATGGTGAACGGTGACAGCGCGGCGACCCACCAGGACGCCATCGCATCGTGGAACATCCGGTCTCGCTGGGGTGCCTCCGGTCTCGGCTCTTCGGCCGATCACCGCCGGGCCTTCATCGGGTTCCGCGCGCTGGCGGCCGACCGCTCCAACACCGTGGATCAGTCGGCGGGTCAGACCGTGGCGAAGATCATGGAGGAGCTGATCGGTGGGCTGGGTGAGCGCGGGGTCGAGGACGCGGTTCTGATCGTGTCGCCCGAGGTGTTCTTCAAGAAGATCATGACCGACTCCAACCTCCTGACCGTGGACAAGGCGGGTCTCGCGGCCACCCTGATCCGGGGCCAGGTGGCGCAGATCGCGGGGGTTCCGGTCATCGTCTCGCGGTGGCTCTCGGCCGACCTCGCGGCTTCCGGCCTCTACACCGGCTCGGGCGCGAAGAGCGGCGTGCTGGCGGTCTCCCGGAGCGAGTTCAAGCACTACCAGCGGCGCGACACCCTGATCGAGATGGAGAAGGACATCACCACCGGGAGCTACGCCATCGTGGCCACCCTCCGGCGCTCCATGGCCACCTGCTCCAGCGCGTCCTCGGCTGTGGTTCGGTACGGCTACAACTGGCTCTGATCTTCAACCAACCCTTCCTGGCCCCTAACACGGGCCAATGGAGTTCCAATGCTGATGTTCCTTCATTGTAATGTTTCCGGCAGCGACAGCACCGACACGGGGTACCTGTACAACCCCTACCCGTTCTCGGTCATCGTGGACGCGATCACCCTCATGCCCAAGACGGCCGTTTCCACCCACGCCTCCAACTACATCACCACCACGGTCGCCAACGGGGGCACCACCCTGGGCACCCACACGACCAACAGCTCGGGCGGGTCGGCTCTCGCGGCCGGCACGAACAAGTCCATCTCCCTCGTGGAGAGCGGCACCAAGCTGGAGATCGCGTCCGGCGGTGTTCTGGCGGTCACGGTGGCGAAGAACGGCACCGGCCCGGCCTACAACCACCAGGTCGTCGCCCGCGCCAGCCAGCTCCGCGCCGCAGCCTGATCAGGCACACGGGGTAGGGTGAACCAGAGGCCAGGGCTAAACACCCTGGCCTCTTGGTTATAGGGGGTGTGGAGGGCAGGAAATGGCCATCATCACGGTTGCGGAGGCCAAACAATACCTCCCTGGTCTAAACGCCTCTTCCAGCGCGGAGGATACCGTCATCGGGGTTCTGGTGGACGCCGCTTCGACCTGGATCGCTCGGTACTGCGGCTACCCCGGCAAGACGCCCACTGTCGAGGACATCAGCTACACGCGCTATCTGACCCCGGACGACCCAGAGGATCTGCTTCTGGACGTTCTGCCGGTGGTTTCCATCACGACCATCCACGACGACCCGGACAGGGGCTACGGCGCGGCCCACCTGGTCGATTCCGCCAACTACGCCCTGCTGGATGGAGACGCTGGCCTGGTTGTGACGACCGAAACCGGCACCCATTCGTGGTCTGTAGGCTCAAAAAGGGCCGTGAAAGCTGTGTTTACGGCCGGATATGCCACCATCCCGGACGATATGAAGCTGGCCTGCCGGATGATCGTGCGGGCCTCATACGACCTCCGCAAGCGGTCTGGGGTGGTGTCCGAGACGGCAGCGGGTGGCACACAGGCCACTTTCCGGGACGAGGACGTGCCCCAGGGGGTGCGCCGCCTGCTCAAACCCTTCATGCTTCCGCTGGTTTTCCGGGTGGGCGCGTGAACCTGGCGGACTTCCAGAAGAAGGTGGCTGGTTTGACCGGACGAAACTCCCTGCTCGGGCAGGCTGTGGCGCAGGCGGCCCAGATGACCCAGGACAAGGCCCGCGAGCTGGCCCCGAAACGCACCGGCAAGCTGGCCTCCACGATCTTGGCCGACATCCAAGACGATCTGGCCTTCAGGCTCACCGCAGGGACGAAGTACGCGGCAATCCAGGAGTACGGCGGCGAAGTTCACGGCCGGCCCTACCTGCGTTTCCGGGGCAGGTCTGGTGGTTGGGTCACGGTGAAGAAGGTGAAGATCCCGGCTCGCCCCTATCTGCGCCCGGCGATGGCCCAGGCCCCGGACTTCCTGCGGGATCGGTTAGAGGAGCTGATGAAGGGGCTTACGAAGTGAGTACCACGGCATCCACAGTCATCACCCGCGTTGCTACGGTTCTGGCCGGCGTCTCGGGCCTGTCCGCAGAGAGGGTGCGGCGTGGGGATCCTACGGGGTCTGGGGTAGATATGGCCCCTCCGCTCGTGTGGTTGAGGGCGGCGGGGCTGGATTCCACCTACGGGCCGGATCTCGGGGCCATCTCCCGGTCTGTGACCATCCAGGTGGTTGTGCGGGCTGGTGCGGAAAGCGATGAGTACAGCGTGCGGGAGGACGCGATTCTTGACCTGCTGGACGCCTGCATGGCCGCCGTGGAAGCCGATACGACGCTGCGGGGCCTTCTGCGGATTCCACCCAGGACGGTGGCTTCTGGGTTGATCGACGGGACGGGTACGGGGCCAGCAACGGCCGCCTGTGCTATCGAGTGTACCTACTTTGATGATTTGGGGGTGGGGTTATGAGCTGGGGACGCTTCACAAGCATCGTGCCTCTCTACCGGGTGTCGGTGACCATCGACTGCACCGCTTCTGCGTCTGCGTTGGACGTGCAGATCCTCATCCCTGACACCTTCTCGGCCTTCTGGGACACCGTGGACGCTTCGGGAAACGAGATCCGGGTCACGGCCGCTGACGGTGTGACGCTGCTCAACTACAAGCTGGCCAGCTTCAGCAAGACCAACAGGACGGGCTACATCCAGATCGACGATTTCACGCCCGCAGAGGCCAAGGTCTGCCAGGTGTGGCTGTACTACGGCATGACGGGGGCGGCTTCGGCGGCGTCGGTGTTCGTCTACGCAGCCAGCCGGACGGGCTACATCTACCTCGGGCAGCCGGGGCCGGCCACGAAGAGCATCCCAGAGCGGCCAGGTGAGACCCAGCCCCGCGATGTCGTGTCCAAGACCTCTTCGGAGAGCGTGTGGCTGTGGTTCGATTTTGGGCCTCGCTTGCAGTCACGAATCAGCCCAGCAGACGGATACTTCCAGTTCGAGGAGGTGTATTCGGTTGTGTACGACGTGCAGCTGGCGACGGCTTCACAGGCGGCGATGATTACGACCACATCGCCCAAGATCGTGGCGGGCAGGTTCGTTCAAGTTCTGGTCTCGGCCGGCTCCACGGGGTCTGACTACACGGTTATCTGTACTGTGAACACGCGCATCCCGCCCGATCTGACGGCCCAGACCCTTCAGGCGCGGGCGATCATCAAGGTTCGCAACCCAGTAGAGTGAGGGTGTCATGCCGCAGAAAGGTTCGGGTACCAAGGTCAGCTTCGGTGTGGAGTCAACGGCAGGAACCGAGGTGTCTCGCACCGTAACCGTCCGCCCGCGCTCCACGTCTCTGGCGGCGAAGCGGAACAGCGACCGGGTGCCGCACCTGGTTCCGTCGGCCGGCTCCACGAACGCCAACGAGATGTTCACCTCGGCCATCGAAGTGGGCGGCGAGGTGGTCATGGTGGGCGCGTACCAGGGCAACGGACTCGGGCTGCTCCTGGAGGCGGTCATGGGCAGCGTGTCAACCTCTGGATCCGGCCCCTACGTTCACGCCTACACGCTCGGCTCGGCCGGTCTCTCGCTGTCCGGCTGCGTGGAGCGCGGGATCGGTGGGCAGGGTGACGAGGAGTTCTACGGGCTGCACCTGGCGTCCATGGAGCTTTCTGTGGCTGTCGGCGCGCTGATGGAGGTCAAGGCTGACTTCATCGGGATGGGCGTCGGTGCGCGAGGGGCTGACACCCCGCCCGCGATGGCGACCCCCTACTACATCTCCCACGCTGACTGCGGCGCGGTGGGCTTCGATTCTGGTAGCTACAAGGCCAGCTCGGTGACCCTGAACATCGACACGAAGCTGGCCCGCCTCCCGGAGCTGGGCAGCCTCTACACCTCTGCCCCGGAGCGCGAGGACTTCCAGGAGATCACCCTGGCTGTGGAGTTCGTTTCTCGCTCGGACGCGCTCTACGCGGCGCACCTGGCGGACACTCGCGGTGATGTCACGGTCTCCTTCACCGACGGCACCCGCACCCTGGCCATCACCCTGCACAACGCCTGCATGATCTCCTACGAGGATCCCATCTCGGATCCCGGTGTCATCCGGCAGCGCGTGACCTGGCGCGGGCTGGGCAACGACACGAACGACGGACTGGCAATCAGCCTCACCAACGGGTCTGCAAGCAACAGGACGGCGTGAGACAGGCCAGAGGGGGGAGCGGAGCTGGAAGGGTATTTGTTTTTCGCAAATACCCGACCGCCGCGCCTGGTTAGACAACAGCCGAACAGGGTGTGGAGCTGGTTATAGGGCATGTCAGAGGACATCACATGCTCGATATTCGCTCCACTCTGAAGGCCCGCAACGTGATGAAGATCCCCTATCAAGGGTTCATCTTCCACGTCAAACCCATCGTCGCCATCGACATGATCTGTCAGCACCGGGCCTTCCTGGGGGCCGTGATGCCGCCGAACGCCGCAGACATCATGCTTCGGCAGCAGGCGGGCTTGGCCGAGAGCGCCGAAGAGAAGCGGATCATCGAAACCCAGGCCCTCTCCCACCTCCTGCGCGTCTCCCAAGACCCGGATCTGATGCGGCGCTCCGAGGACTTCAACCTGGCGTGCGTGATGCAGGCTGTGGTGGGCATCCAAGCCGAGGGTGAGGACGACGTGCAGCGCGTCAAGCTGATCCTCCCGCCCGAGAACGACACGGCGGATCTCACCCCCCAGGTCGGCGGTGTCGTGGAGGTGGGCGTAGACCTGCTCCCGGCCGGCACCATCAGCCACCTGGCCCAGATCATCCGGCAGACCAGCTTCGGCGGGGAGGGCGCAGCGGAGCGTATCGCCAGCTTTCGCAAGTGAGGATGACCTGGCGGCTGTGATCGGGGAGATGGCGGCCTTCTATGGGGTGCCCGCTGATGAGCTGCTGGATAGAACACCGGAGCGCCTGGGCATCTGCTACGTCGCCTGGTCAGCAGCACGTAGGCAGCGGGCATTGTCGGCCGTGAAACTGAAAGCCATGCCGGTGGCCACCATCGGGAGTTTTTAGCGGCTATAAGGGTGTGGAGGGCATCACGGATGGCGACCATCGACGTACTTCTCCGGGTTCGGGACGGCTTGACGCCCGCGCTGAAGGCTGCGGAGGGTGCCGCCGCGAAGCTGAACACGTCTATGGACAACGTGGCGCGGGCTGGTGAGACGGCCTCTTCGCGGGTCAAGGGGTGGATCACCGAGCAGCGGGCAGCCTTCGACAAGATGAGCGCCGCCCTCTCGGACACCAGCGCGCGCTACCCAGCCCTGACCAAGCTCGTGGGCGGGCTGACCGGTGGGATGCGGACGCTCGGGACGGGTGTGGCCGGTGTCGTTGGGGGTCTCGGCGCGGCTGCTGTCGGGATGGCGGCTCTCGGGGCGGCGGCGGCGGCTGTGACAGTCGGTGTGCTGGCTGGGGCCGGCGCGGTGGTCTACTACGGCAAGCAGGCGCAGGAAGCCCTGGCTGACTTCCAGAACATCGCTCCGCTGAAGATCGAGGTAGACCCGGCCTCCCAAGCGTCTATGGACAGGGCTGTGGCCTCCATTGAGTCTCTTCGGCTGCTGGCGATGGCTGCCGTGGTCGCGCTGGCCGACAACCTGGCCCCCGTGGTTGGGCAGGTCGCAGATACATTGGTCGGTATGGGTTTGGCCGCGCTGGAGGCTTTCAAGGGCTTCACGAAGGGAGAGCCGGTTATCAAGTCGTTGGCTCGGCTCTTCGTCGATGTTTTGTACGAGTCTATTCTTCTTCCGGTGCGCGCCTTCCAGCTGGTCATCGCAGGTTTGGGCAAGCTGGCCGAGGTGGTTGGGCTGCCGGCCATCGGTTTTACGGCCCTGAACCGTACAATCGACGACCAGATCGGGGTGCTGAAGGACAACGCGGTGGCGACGGTGAACGCGGCCATGGGGTACACCGGGCTGTCCGACGCGCTGACCGGTTTTGAGCAGTCTGGCCGCACCTTCACCGGGCAGGTCGCGGCTCGTGTGAAGGCCCTGGAGAGCGAGAAGGAGGCCGCGAAGGGTGCCGAGGACGCCGCAAAGAAGGCCGCAGAGGCACAGAAGGCTCTGAAGGCCGATCAGGCGATGGCGGCGAAGGGTAGCGCGGCCCTGGGTGCCCTGGAGGCCGATGCCTTGAAGCTGGAGCTGGACGCTGCCGCGCTCCAGGAAGCCTTCGATGAGGTGGACTTCGACGCCCTGACCCGCGCGATGAACCGCTCCATCAAGGTCACCCAGGTCACCAACGCGATCACGGCGGGTAGCTCCCTACAGGGTCTCGCGGCGGCTACGGGGCCTGTCGGCGGGGCTGTGATGGCAGGTGTGAACGCTGTGGGGGACATCGGCAAGGGCGGCGGGCTGCTCACCGACATCCAGACGACCCTGACCGACTTCACGGCCGGCCTGAAGGCACTCCCCAGCTACCTGGTCGATGCCTTCAAGAGCATCTTCACGACCCTCATCCCCGAGCTTATCGCCGCGCTGCCTTCCGTCATCAGTGGCCTGGTCAACGCGGTTGGAGACATCGTTGTGGGCGTGATTGCAAGCATCCCCGCGCAGATCGGGCAACTCTCCTCCGCGTTCCAGGGCATCCTGTTCGGCCTGATCGACACCCTGCCCGCGCTCATCTTCAAGATCGTGGGCGTGCTGCTTTCCCCGAAGTTCTGGTTGGAGCTTGGCAAGTCCATCGCAACGTCTATCTGGGAAGCAATCAAGGGAATCTTCGGCAAGGTGTTCGGCAACGAAGAAAAGACTGGGTTGTTCCAGAAGGAAGGCGCAATCGCGAAGGCCATCCGTGGCGGGGGACAGGCGGGCAAGATGAGAGGTTTCGCCTCCGGTCTGGATCGCGTCGGTGAGACCGGGGTGGCCGTCATCCACGAGGGCGAGGAGATCGTCAGGAAGGGCGGCTCCATGTCCTCTGCGTCATCGGCCCGGCTCGGTGGTGGGCTTCGTGACATCCACCTGCACGGTGTCATGGTGGGGGATCAGGCAGGTCTTATGAGGACAATCCGCCAGGCAATCCGAGAGGGGGATACAATCTGATGTCCGCAGCCTTCTACTACTACCCTGAAGGTGCTGCTTCCCTGGAGAAGATCACCTTGAACGCCAGAATCACCCGGCTTGACCCGTCAACACGCGCCATCGTGGACGACGCATACGGAGGTGATGGGCACTTCAGCCGCAGCTTCCAGGGCGTCCGGCGGCGTGTCAGGATCGCCATCGACCGTGTTTCGCTGCTCACCGCCAACGGTAAAGCCGATCACCGGGCCATTCAGGGCCTCCTCTCGCATCTTCGGCGGGGTGGCGCGTGCGGTTTCACCTCCGACACCACCAAGGCTGTGGCCCTATACCCGTCCGGCGGGTGGGTTGCGAACGGCCAGATTCTCTACAGCGGGGGCAACGCCTTCACCTCCTGGGAGTCCTCGGCAGTTCTCGCGGCCGGTGATGAGGTCGTGATCGAGTCCGCACCCCTGTATGGTGTCGAGGAGTACGGCTACCTGTCCGCCTGGTCGGCCACCCAGCCCACCCTGACCGAAAAGCTGAACCACGACTATGCCCCGATGGCAGCCATGGCCCGCTGGCATCGCTTCTTCCCGGCCCTGCGCCTGCCTGCCGATGCGCTTGACGCCCCGCTGGTCACGAACGAACACGGCATCGGCTGGAGCCTGGATGTGGAGCTGGAGGCAGACCCGGCCATCCACCTGCTGCCCCTTGCGGCGGGTGGCGCGTCAGACAGCACCGGCTCTACCGGTGGCGCGGCGGCTCTCGGTGGCGTGACCGACATCATCGGCTCGGGCAAGGCTTCGCTGGAGACCATCCTGGAGGTGGCCCGCCTGGCTACGGCCCGCGCTGGAAGGGCTGGCATGGCCTTCGACCCGCGCACAAGCTTTACCGACTTCGCTCGGGGCTTGCAGGTTCGCCGGTTCTGACCTGGCGGCGGGTTAGAGGGTGGTATGTGGTCGTCCTCCTTCATCCAGCTCCTCGGGCGGGACACGCTTCGGCTCCAGTACATCCTCCGGGTGGTGGATGTCGGCTCGGCTCCGGGGGTTGTCGGCTACGTCGCGTCGTCGATGTCCATGCACGGAGACCCGGTTATCGGCGTTCGCGGCGTGTCTGTGTCCGGCCCAAGGCTGAACCCGAGGGGCTACGGCAGCACGCTCGGAACCTGCTCTGTGTCCCTGGCTGGCGACCTGACCCAGCTGCTCCGGTCTGTCACCCGTGGCACGTTCATTGAGATCAGGGCTGGTGATGCCCTCTCGGCCGAGACCGACTACGAGATCATCTTCACCGGGCAGGTCGAACAGGTCACACGGGACGGGCGCGTGAAGGGCACCCTGACGGCCCGCGACCTCCTCTCGGCTCTGCGGTGTCGGCCCACCACAACGGCCTCCCAGCTGGCCCTGTACTACGCCTACTCGGGCACCGACGCCCTGACCACAGCGTATGTCGTTGGCGACAGCTCCTTGGTTGTGGCCTCCACGAGCGGGTTTGAGAAGCCGACAGGGATCAGCGGGGGCCTCCGGGTGGACAACGGCACCGATGACCCTTTCATCCTCCGCTGGTCGTCCGCAACCGCCACCACCTTCACCATCACCGGCACGTCGGACAACAGCCACGGCACGGTGAGGGTCGCGGCGGCTATCGGGGCCACCGTTGACGCGCTCTTCTTCGTCGAAGCCCACCCCATCGACGCGGCCCGGTACATCCTCACCAGCACAGGCGCGGGCACCAACGGCGTGTACGACAAGCTGCCCGTCAGTTGGGGGTTCGGCATCCCGGACGCCTACATCGACCACCGGGACTGCGGCGACTACCGGACGGAGAGCCTGCCCGCGATGGTGGCCGAGTTCATGCTGGACGCAAGGCAGTACGACCCGCTGACGTGGCTCCAGGGCTGTCTGTCGCGGCTCGGCTTCTATCTGACCTGCCGGATGGGCCTGCTGACCGTGCGGGCCGGCCTGATGTCCACACGGGCCAGCTCTGGTACCTCCGCAGCAGCAATCTCGGCCGGGCGCGACCAGATGAGCCTGACCGACGCCGACATCACCTCGGCCTCCTGCGACCTCTGGGACGCGGACTCCGGGGACGAGTACGCGGCCATGTCGGTCATCTCCTCGGCCGTATCCGGGGCCACCTGGGTCTCGGCCTCATCCTCCACAGGCGAGGAGAACCCGGCCACCCTGCCCGCGTTGCCTGGTCTGGTGGTGGATGTCAGCGACCTGGTTTACACCGGAGCCACGGCCGCCAGGGAGAACATCATCGGTCGCTGCTGGGAAACTGCCCAGCGCACCCCAGAGCGGTACACGTTCACGCTGGCTGGCCTTCGGGCGGCGGTATTGGCTCCCGGTGACTTCATCCGTGCCTCCTCTGACCGTGTGGCGGGGCGGATCTCCAGCACAATCGACGGGCTGAACGACTGTCGTATGGTGGTTGTGCAGGTGCAAACCGACTATTCCGCCGCTACGGTCACGCTGACAGCCCTCGTTTACCCCACATCAGAGACGGTGTTCCCATGACAGCCATCATCCCCAAACGGAGCGGGCCTGTTCGCGCGGCCCCGGACGGCTTCGTGGAGATCAGCTGGAACAGCTCGGTGCGGCGTCTCCAGCTCACCGACGACACCGGCCTGACCGTCAACATCCGAACCGGCGTGGGCAGCGGAGCCAGTGATCACACCGGCCTCTCCAACCTGGCCTGGGGTAGCAGCGGACACACCTCCACGGCAGACCGGCTGGCCGGCTTTGATGGTGCCGGGTTGGCTGCCCCGGTGTCCCTCGGCACGGGCCTGTCGCTCTCGTCCAACACGCTGTCGCTGGGGGCCGATTTGGTGGCCCTGGACGCGCTGGGGAACGGCATCCCGTACCGAGACGCCGGAACCTGGAGCGCCACGTCAGCGGGTGATTTGGCCCTCTCCGGTGGATCCTGGCAGGTCACCCAGGCGCGCGGCATCCGGGAGACATCCGGCCCCACCACGTTGGCTGTGGGAGCTGTCGCTGATGGTGAGCTTCTTCAGCGGGTCGGCACAGCAATCACCAGCACCCCATACAGCGAGACTCCTGGCGCGGGCCTGATCCCCAAGGCCCAAGCAGACGGTACACTCAACGCTAACTGGCTGCCGAGCGGAACCAAAGCTATCGAGCTTTTCACCCGGTTCTCCACGGTTATCCCCTCGTCCGGTACATCGTTCACCAACGACGGTGCGGGGGTGATGACAACCAATGCTATCCACACATCAAACGTCTCCTCAACCGACTTCCCGTGCGTTCAGATCGGGGATGCAAGCGGGGCAACGTGTCGGGTCTATGTTACCGCCTCATGGAGAACAGACGCCGGTACAACCTACATTGATGCTATGCTTCAGTTGGGTTCTGATATCAGCGGTGGAACCCAGCAATACTATATCGGCCTTACAAGCCAGATTTCTCTCGCTGTCAACGATCCGACCGGGCATCGGGTTATGATCAAGCGCAACCCCGGTGATGCTAACTGGACGCTTACTGTGAAGGACGGCACAACCGAATCCTTCATTGACACGGGCGTTGCTTTCACGGCAAGCTGGTTTTACCGTGTCCGTTTCGTCATTACATCCACTGAAGCTTTGGTTTACATCGGGCTGGGGGCTACCGCGCAGGACGCAATAGACGACTTCGATTCGGCAACATCCGTAGGCAAGACCACCAACCTGCCCGGGTCAACTACCGACTTGATATTGATTGTGAGCCTGGTTCGTTCCGCCGCAAGTACCAACCGTGGTATCAAGCTCAACAGCTTGTGGACAAAAACCGTACCTGCTTGGGCCGCATGAAGCCCGAAAGGATGAAAGAATGGATACGCCCCCCTTCCCTGGAACGCCCATCACCGTCTACCTGACAGGGCAGCCGGTCGAAACGATGATCGCCTCGCGCTACGTCCCGGAGGAGGACAAAGGCATACCGTGGAGAGTGGCCCTCGTCGGGTTCCACGGCCTGTACGAGTGGCCGTTGCCTCCAGACCCCAATGAGGCCGGTTAGATAGGTGGTATGCTGCTGGATACCGCCTCTCCCTCCGATCTTCTCGCTGCTGTTCGTGCTGCGGGGCACGTCGTTTTCGACAAAGGCCCTGGTCACCGACCGTTCGATCTCCAAATCATCGGCCTCCGCAGGGACACGGGGCCGGATGCCTTCGACGACCGCATCTTCGTCGTTTACCGCGATTCTGTCGGCACCTTGACCGCCCGCTCCTGGGCCGCGACAACCGACCCCGGCCTCTACTGGCGGCGCAACCCCGGAAAGGTGCGTGGGACGGCGATCCTGAAGGCCGGTCAGTACAGGTCGGCGTATCGGCTCGGGGAACACAAAGGAAAGCCGGCGTTGGTGCAGGACTCCCAGGTTACGGTGTGGAGGGACGCCAACCGGGACACCATGATCGACATCGGCCTGGACAGCGAGACGGGCAACTTCGGCATCAACATCCACCGGGCCGGCCTCTCCTCGTCCGTTGTCGATAAATGGAGCGCCGGCTGCCAGGTTTTCGCCTCCAACGCCGGCTTTGAGGAGTTCTTGGCCCTGTGCCACAAACAGGTGTCATCTGGTGCAGGGTCTCGCTTCACCTACACGCTCCTGGAGGGGGTCTGAAATGCCCGCAGAGAACCGCATTTTGGAGGAGCTGGCTGCGCTGCGGGCCGACACGTTGGCTACTGCCCTCCGGGAGCTGTCCTCTGATGCCAGAACCGCCCAGTTGTCAACCGTCGCGCAGCAGGCCGACATAAAGGCCGCGCTGGGGGCAATCCAGCACGACGTGGCAGAGATCCGTGCAGACATGCGGGCCTCTTCATCCGGTGCTGGCAGCCTCCAGAGCAAGCTGGCCGACGCCTTCATCACCTCTGATTGGCGCGGTAGGGCCGTTTTCATGGCCGTTCCCGCGCTCTGTTTGATCCTGACCGCCGCCTGGTTGTCGGGTGAGAGCCTGGCTGGCATACTCTCGGCCGGTGCTACCCTGATCCACGGCCCGGCTAACCAGCCCACGGAGACGAACCATGCCGCCCCTTGACGTGTACAATGCGCCGAACCCCGTCGTGGATGTTGTTGGGGTAGAGCAGCACCCACTGTCCGAGATGTCCGCCCTCATGGCCTACATCACGTCGGTCAACATCGAACAGGAGCAGGGTTCGGAGGCTGCGTTGGCCTTCCTGCGCGCGTGGCACCGGGCAGTCAAACAGTCGGAGGGATGACCCTGCCGGTGGCGCTCTCCACGATGCGGAGCCGGATGCTGACCGGGGTGGCCTGCACCATCAGACGGGCCTCCAGGAGCGTGTTCTTGCCGAACAGAACCAACCACCGGCCCGACGCGCTCAACGTCTCGATGTAGAAGATGCTGCCCTCGGCCCGAGCCTGGAACACCGAGGTTTTGTAGGCGGCCCGGCCCTCCTCTTCCTTGGCTTCCTGCTTCGCCAGCTCGGCCTCCTGCGCCAGCCTCTCGGTCTCCCGCTGTTCAGCCAAGAGGGCGGCCTTCGCACGCTCGGCAGCCGCAGCCTCATCGCGCCGCGCCTGCTCCACAACCGCCTCCTTCTGGGCCTCCTCCTTCTTCTGCTTGCGCTCGGCCTGGGCCTGTACGACCCCTGCGTGGATGCCGTTCACCGCCGCCAGCAGCCGGGCACGGATGTTCTTCGCGTTGGGCCGGCCGTTCAGGAAAGAGGTGCCGTTGTCGAGCGCATCCAGAGCGGCTGACAGGCTGCGGCAGTCGTCACCACAGAAGTCCGCGATACGGCCGCGCTGACCGGGCGTGTAGATCAGGAAGGACGCGCCACAGAAGCGACAGGGGCCGTATTCGGGGGTGGTGGAGCGCGGGGGCTTGGTCGGCATCAGAACCTCGTTGGGGGTGCAGACCACCTATCCCACCTGTCCTGACACGTCAAGGTATTTGCGGAAACCAAATACCCGTCTGTGGCGGTGTGCTCCCAAAGCCTGCCCAGCCGCTTCTCGTGCCGCCTACCCACCTCTACTGCCGTCTGTTGGGCATCACACCAGCGCAGCCCTGACCTCGGCCTCCAGAGCCGTCACGCGAGCCTTCGCAGCCACCATCGACACCCCGAGAGCCTGCGCCACCTCCCGGAGTCCTGCGCCGTCCACCAGCAGGCCCAGCAGAACCCTGTCCTCGGGCTTCGCCTGCTTCACGAACGACGCCATACACAGCGCGAGGTCGGCTGGTGTGTCGTCGGTCGGCCGGCGTTCCACAGACGATGACGCAGCCCCAAGCGGCTCCAGCACCATCAGGCCGCGCGTCGGGTCTTTGCCGCAGGTCGCCGCCCCTCGTCCACCAGACAGGCACCGCTCGTCAGCCCGGCCCCTCCCCAGGGTCGCACGCGCCCAGAGACGCAGCACCGTGGAGTAGCCGCCGCGCTTGTCGTCCCACCGCAGCAAGGCCCGGTGCGCTGCGATCATCACCAACGTCCGCGCGTCATCAGGGGCCAGCCCGAGACGACCAGCCCAGTACCGCGCGACACGAGCCAGCAGCTTGTCTTGTGCCGGCAACAATAACCACTTCCAATATAAGGCATCGGCGCGCGCCAGGCGGGTGCGAACAAGGGGCGCAGAAGTCTTGCGGGCCTCCTCTCGTCCGGTGTAGTCGTCCCATCTGATGCCGGCCGATGACAGCGCCGCCAGCTCAACGGCCCTCCCTTCTGCCACCAGGGGCGGGATCATTTAGGCTCCCAGGGCACCAGGCGGCCGTTCACACGCACCGGCTCCGCAGCCTTGTACCAGCGGTTCATCAGAAGCGGCTCGGCCGAGATGCGGACATCGGGGGTGTACTCCCGCATCCCGGCCACCATCAGCACCCCGAGCCGATCAGCGGCCTCTGGGGCCTTGTCGGTAGGGGACTCGGCCAGCAGCTCATCGTGGATGGCGGCCACCATCCGAGAGCCAGCCAGCGGGGACAGTCCGGGGCCGGCCCAGAGAGCCGAGCGGCCGGTGTACATCTCCTGGGTGACGTACCACAGCGCCCGCTTCATCCCGTCGGCCGCGAGACCCTGGAAGAAGGTGTTGGCGAAGGCGCTGTACCGCCCACCCTCTTCCGCTGCCCGAACGCGCCCGCTGCGTACCTGGGTGATCCTCGGGCCGTTCGCCAGATCCCCCGCGCGACGGAGGTACTGCCGCATCTCGGGGTAGGTGTCCATCCACAGCTGCTTGTAGTCGGCAGCCAGGCTCACCGGGTCGTCCCCCATGTCCACACCCTGCTTCTGCGCGTGCTGGGCGAACGTCTTGGCACCCATACCGCCCGGCAGCCCAAAGTTGATGGCCTTGGCCGTCTGCCGGGCCTTCTTTACAGCCGGATCCTTCTGCGCCAGCCGGGAGCGCGCCTCTTCGTAGGAGATGCGGAGCAGGCCCGCCGCCATGACCAGATGCGGATCGAGCTGGGCGTTGATCGCGTCGGCCAGCTTGCTGTACCCGAAGAAGTCGATGCAGACCTGGGCCAGCGTGCAGAGTTCGATGAAGCTGAAGTCGGCCTCAATGAACGTGCGACCAGGCTTCGGGATCCAGCACTCCCGGACGCCCTCCAGCCTGGGCTGGTTGGTCAGGTTCGGCTCGGCGCAGGATGCCCGCCCCGTGGCCACCAGAACCGACCAGCGGGGGTGTACAGGAGCCTCCACGGCCGCCCGCAGCTTCGGGAGAAACGACTTACGCACGGTGCCGTAGCCCGTCCCGATGCTCGCCAGGGCGTACAGAACAGGGTCAACGGCTTCGGGCACCTTCTCCAGCGTTTCGGCCGAGGTGGACACGCTGCCTCCGTCCGTCAGAGGCACCTCCAGGCCCATCTTCGCGTATGCCGCCGCCACCCGAGCCTGCTTCGGGGCCTTGGGGCGGGTCTCTTTCGGGGCCTTCTTCGTGCCGCCCATCACCAGCAGCCCGGCGGAACGCTCGATCTCCTCTGCCCGCGCCATCTCTCGATCACAGGTCTGGGACAGCCGCTCCACGGCCTCCCCGTCGGCACACACCCCGTTCAGGCCCATCAGGTACAGGCACCACGACGCCCGAACCTGCGCCGGCTCGTCTACCAGCATCCCGGCGTCGTCTACCTCCAGCCCACCCACACGCGCCTGCTCGTGCCACACCTTCATTGTCAGCTCTGCGTCAGACAAGGCATACGCGCTGGCCTCTTCGGGGTAGTCAGCGAGAGGCACACCATCCAGCTCCGAATACCGAAGCCTCCATGCGTCAGCCCCTTCCTTGCCCGCGCTGATGTCCAGCCCGAGCAGCCGAAGCACCACAGCCTTCAAGGAGTGTCCGATGGGGCGTGCGTCCTGCATAGACCCGTCCGCGATGCTGATCAGGAGCGACCGCACCATCGTACAGGACAGCAGCCCGTCGTTCAGGTGCTTCCAGACCGCCGACACGAACCGGCGCGCGTCAGCGGGTGCCAGCAGCGCGGTGGCCGTGTTCAGCAGCACAGCCACGTCGAAGGTCGCGTTGTGGGCAACCAGCGTGTCCCCTGCCTGCATCGCGTCCCAGATCACGCCCAGCACATCGACGGGCAGGTGGAGGGTGGCCGGCTCGTTCCCGCGCTTGACGGCGCACACAACGGCCTTCGGGACGGAGCCATCTTCAATCAGGTAGGTCTCAAAATCGAAAACGGTGATGTTGTGCATGTTGTTCCTGTGAGAAACCCGCCGGGGGATCTGGCGAACGGCCCGAGGATCACCCAGGTACGCAGCGGGCGCGTTCGGGCAGCGGAAGAGGGTGGGCGGTACAGCGCCTTCGCCAACACCTTCTTCCAGGGTCTC